TGGAGGCGCACCGATTGATACGCCTATCAATGAATTAACGCTAAAACAGTTGGCGCAAATAGGCAAAGAAATATTTAAAGATCAGCACCAACTTAAAACAGCTAACGCAAAACGTGCAATTATTGAGATATTTTTCAGGTGTGAAATTAATGGTATTTCAATTTTTTAAACAATTTAATTTTTAAATCATTATGAGCAAAAGCATTTGGGGCAAATTAGCCCAATTTCAGAAACAAGTTCAAATAATCGGGTTTGATTCAGTAAACCCGCATTTTAAAAATAAGTACGCTTCTTTGGCTGCTGTTGTAAAAACATGCGCCCCCGTACTCAGTGAAAACGGTTTGGCATTCTCGCAAATCTTTTCCGGTAGCGACATTATTACAATCGTGGCAGATACGGAAACCGGAGAAAAAATTGAATCGGTACTACGTTTACCCGTAGCAGATACAGCAACGGCGCAGCAAATAGGCAGCGCAATTACCTACATGAAACGGTACGCACTTTGTGCAATATTGGGAGTTGTTGGTGATGATGATGATGACGGAAACGAAGCCACAAAAACGCATCCAGCAAAACAGCCACAACCCGAACCAAAAAAGGAATTGACGCCTGCGGCAAAATTAGCGGCAATCCCTGCGGCTGTTGCTAGCCTTAAAGACTTGGCAGCACTTAATGCTTTTTATGCACGTTGCCAACCGATTTTAGACGATGCGGCTAACGGATTGACGGCTATTGATTATGATAGATTTGCAAAAATCTTTGCTGATAAGGCGGCAAAATTTGGAGCAAAATTTAGCGGTCAGTTAAATAAATTTGTAGCGGACGATGAAATATAAAATCCATTATTGCAACCAAAGCACGCCGGAGTGGTATCAAATACGCTCCGGTGTGATAACCGGCAGCGAGGTGCATAAACTGCTTACCACAACGCTAAAACTAAGCGAAGGCAAGACAGCAACGGATTACCTCAGAAAATTACGCTACGAGCGCAAAAAAGGTGTATCATTGGATTTGATGTTTCCATCGGTGGAAACCTATTCAATGAGAAACGGCAAAGCAAACGAACCTAACGCCCTGAGTGAATTTGATGTGTTTAACGAGTACGATTTATGTGGGTTTGTCCTGCACGATAACGGGTTTTTTGGTTGCTCTCCTGACGCTGTAATTATTCAGATTGGATTAATTAAATCAGGACTAGCCCCCTTACTTCGGAGATCCTTAATAGTTTGATCAATCCCACCAGCCACTGCTTGCTGATCTTGCTGCTTATTAAGCAACTCATCGATCTGCAATTGTGTTTTTTGCCTATTAAGCTTTGACTCCTCTGCTTGAGAAACATCCCTGGTCTTCCTACGTTTTGCTTCAACAATTGAATCAGCACCTTCACCTAATTGCTGAAACCCCCTCAACAGATTTTGAATTCCTTCATACGCCATAACATCCCCATATCCTATTTAAAAGCTGCAACCGTTTTGGCAGCCGCTCCAGCTGCTCCAGCCAAACCACCCAACACATCAATAATACCGAAAGGAGTTGTTTGGGTTTGAGTCTGACTCGCCTCACCTAATCGTAATTGATTACCTTGTTGAATAGCATTCCCTAACAAACCCCCAGCCCCTATAAGATTCTGATAGTCCTGCTGACCTAATGCATTTTGCAATTGAGCATACTGTGTTCCAGCTCCAAAAGCTTGAAGGGGGTTTGCCGCTACTTGAGTAAGGTTAAGCTGAGCTCCAGCTTGTTGCCCTCTCAATGCAGCGATCTGCTGCGCTACTGTAGCATTGGCGTTGTTATACAAATTACTTAACGCATCTGTAGTGTTTTGTCCAGTAGCTCTTTGGAAATCAGTATCACTATAAGACCTACCAAGTTGAGCAGCACTACTACGTAATTGATCTTGTTGTTGCCTCAACGCTGTTTGAATACTACCCTGACCTGCTTGAGTTGTAGCCTCTACCGCACCCCTTACAGCAGCGATAGCAGGTTCAAACGCATCACCTACCAATGATTTAATTTGATTCTTCTGATCCTCAGATACAGAGAAATCCCCATTAAGTAATTTCTGAGCATTCTTATAAAACAACTCAGAGATCCCCTGATTCCTTTGTTGATCTTGCTCTCGTCTAGCAGCTACTTCAGGTCTCAATTCATAGCGGATATCCGGTTTCTCATACCCACCTTCATTCATTAAATCTTGTTTCTTCTTTACAAGATTATCAACATTCTTACCACTAGCCCCTGACGCCACTAACTGCTTAAGTTGATTATCAATCTCATTTATTTCGGGTTGACGGTTGTAAACAAACTTCGACTCCCCTACAATTTTATTGTAATCATTCTGCATAGTTGCATCAATGATAGAATTGAACAAAGCTGTTTGTTCTATCTGATCCGCAGTAGGAGGAGGGATATTTGTTTCTGTTTTAGTTGTAGTTGTTTTAGCACCCATATTATTGATCTCCACACGCTATAAACACCATGCTTGTTGGGTCTGTCAAAGTTCCTGCTGCTCTAGTACGAAATCGCACGTTACAGTCTGTAGTAATTTTAGTTACATACCCCGCAACTAACGGATCAGCACTGCTAGTATCTAACGGCATTGCAATGAGCGCGTAATTATTATTAGCAAAAGCTGTACTCCATGTTAGTTTAACATCCCCAGGCCCTGTATCAGTAATGCTAGCAAGATTATAACTAGCTGTAATTGCTGGTGTTCCTGCAGACCAGGTGATCATTCCCCACGCTTTAACAACACCCCCCTGAGTTAGGGTATTTGCAACAGGTGGATTCGTAGCTGGTAAAGTAATAGTACCACTTAAAGTTGGATCAGATATTGACGGCGTAGTAATCGTTGGAGTAGCGATAGTGGGAGTGGTAATAGTAGGGCTAGTAATACTCCCACCGGTAATCGTTGGTGAGCTTATGGTACCACCAGTAATCACAGGTGAAATCAATGTCTTATTGGTTATTGTCTGTGTGGCGGACAGCCCTACAAATGTCTCACTGCTAGCACTATCAGGAATAGCCCATTGATCCCCATCAGACCTAGTGATCAAGTTATTGGTTAAGGTTAGGCTGGTAAAAGACCATGTACCGGTAATTGCCACAGTACCACTTATTTCTGGAATAACGGATACCAAACTACCAGCCCAAGCTGTTACACTAGCGAACGCAGCATCTAGCTGTGCTTCTGTTAAGGCTCTTCCATCATCATATTGTTTTGATATTGCTAATGTTGGTAACGCCATGTTATACCTCTATAGTTGCTTTAATATCGCCGGTCATCTCACACTCGATGTTATACCCAAGAACTTCCATCGCTGTCCCATCCTCTTCTAAATCAGGAGTGCTAGTCATCTCCAATTGAATTGAAGTGCCATACCCATTGATAGGAACGGTCTTCCCAACCAACTCATTAGTTTGCCCAAGGATATCACTGCCCAATAAGAACACACCTAAAGCTGTCCCACCTATAACATCATCTTGTGTGATTGACACGGTATCTGTCAATCGGTTATCAATCCTGTATGCGACACGTATTGGGTTAGGGCCTCTTGGCTTAAAGAACACCGTTAAATTCTTAAAACCCCAAGTAAATGTAGGGTTAAGATTTGGGAATATTCTTGGTGTTCTAAACGAAGATGAGAACGAGATTAAGAAATCAGTGAAATCAGTTGAATCAATTGATTGCATCAACCCAATATTAGCATCACTAGTCCCAATCAATAACCGACGTCTCTTATCGCTATCAGTGAATGTCGTGATATAACTTGCATTAAAATCCTCCCATAAAAAGAAATCCTTAGTTACAACATTGAACCCTAACAAATTATAACTTGAAGAATTCTTCTTTGGGTAAGTAATAAGATACGAATTAAACTCTGGGATAAAAGCCGCTGACATCTCATTCGTTCTAGTGAAGTCTACTGTAGAATTCCAAAGATCATGAATGCCAAAGGTTAAGAAAGAAGATTCAACATCCCCATAGTTAACGGTGGTTTGCAAACTATGAAGCCCTCTTAACGAGGGGAAAATGATATCGTTTTGAATCGAAGCTGTCCCATTATGAGACACATTACCAATCGTAGAAACTAACGGTCTAACACCTAAAGTAGTTGTAGAAGAGAAGATCTGATAAATACTTTCCCACTTACCTATATACAACTCACCAAAGATCTCTGGGAATATTGAAGTAATACCAACTGGATCCGACGCCCCTAGATCAATATTGAGATTACCACTGGTTCCACCCGACCAACTCTCAGGGTCTTCAATAGCTGAATAATACAAAGTGTGCGGAGCCGTTTTAACTCCAGCCAACCACACCCTACTTCTATGCTTACGCACTAACCAACCAGTCGGAGGAGAACCTCCAAGGTCAGCGATACTTCCAGCCTGTATGTATTTCTTAGGAGCTTGGTCTTCAATACCAAGAACCATGAACCCAACTAAAGCGTCCCCAGTTATATTCTTTGAAGCATCATAACCAACTACACTACCAATAGAAGTAAACGCCCCATCCGCTTCATCAGCAAACACACGCCCATTCGTAACTGCAACCACCTGTTGATTCTGCTCACCGGTTGTTGAATCAGTTCTCCAGAAATCAAACAGATACTTGATAGCTTCCCCAGAACCTAACCCTGAAGTATAATAAGGATCTATCCCAGGTCGTGTTCTTCTCGTTCCAGTCGTAGTGTGTATCAAATTCTGACTAGCATACAGATACTCTTTATCAACGTACACAGATGGAACACTAGTATAAAGCCCTTTATTCGCTGGGAATATTGAGATTATTATAGTACGCTTATCGTTTAATTGAAGGGTTTGGCTCATATCAACTTACCTGATTAAATATGATAGGGCGCCCCCTAACCCTTACACGTGACGGTCTTTCAGCAACTAACTGCACTCGACTAGTACTTGGATCAAAATCAGCTTTCATCTTGGCAAGATAAGAGTTATACTTTGTTTCCCAAATAGCTTGTGCTGTCTCAACTCTTTGCATACCAAACCAATCAGCCAATGCCCCATAAACGAGCACAATTCGTTTCTCACGAGGCATCAATGGTTCATCAGTATCATCGGTCAACTTAATGATCTGTACCCCATACTTCACCTCAAGAACATTACTTGCAGTTACCATTGGCCATAGCACTAACGACAACTCACTAGTATCAGCGCCACCCATGAAATCATAACCCATAATAAAGTTATTACCCATGGTAGGGCCATCATACATCAACTTGTCCCCAATACTATAATGCGTGGGATAGGTTGATTCTAACAATTGTAATTGAGCCTGGTAGGAGCCCATCTCCTCAGTCTCTAAAGGAGCTAGCTCATTGCCACCTAAACTACCAAACGCTTTAATGCTATAAACATCAGCAAAATCCGGCCACACACCGTACTTGTTCTTAAATATAGTATAAGACGCCGTGGCACTAGTTGTACCCACATAAGGTGTGGCTAATTCTAAAGTCCGACTAGCGGTTGAAGATACCGAGATAATCTCATAATATTCACTATCCCCATTAACTTTAAAGTATCTACCTAAGAAATTATCAGTGACTGTCGCTGCAGCACTTAAGGTAACTCGCCTCTGACCGTTTGTTACATCGGCAGTTCCCGTATCATATTTAGCTATAGTGGTTAACAACCGACTATCTTCACGCCAATTCCACTTACGAGAAAAAGCAATCTCATCATAACGAGAGTTAATGAAACTTTTAATTGCAGTTAGATCTTGAGCATTAACTGTAGTTGTAGAGGAAGCTATCTTACCACGTCGTAAGATCTCATTTTGAATATCAACAAATGTACGTACTTCAACTGTGCTTGGCATAAATTACCTAACATACTAAGGTTGATACGCTTCATAGGATGCGTGTATATTTGCTGCTTTTGTATTCGCAGCGGTCCAACCTGTACCACCACTGGCTCTAAATAAAGTCATTGTGGTGGATCCTGATGCAGGTAAATCCACGTATCCAGTTGTAGTTACTGCAGCGCTGTTATCCCTAGTATTAACAATAATTGCCCTACCACCATTAGATTGATTACCTTTAATGGGCCCAGTTATAGTATAACTAGTGGCATTACTAGTACCACCAGCGTCAACCGGTGCATAATGAAAATGCACTACCGAACCGATCATAGTAAATCTAGCTATATTAATACTCGGTGCCGCTGAAAACCCACCTTGAGTTGGAGCCCACGTTTGCCAAATACCATCAGCGGATCTTTCTGGATAATAACGGGTAATCGCCCATTCATCACCAGCATCAGTAAAATTAGCAACGATATACCCAACATCAAGCATTGGTGAGTTATCTGTGGACACATCACTATTAACTAAGATCTCTTCAGGTAAATTAATATTGGTAGCGGTCGCGCTATCCTGTGTGTTTCTAATATAGGTAAAACCACCTTGATACCCAACACCCCATTTCAATGTGCCAGCATCATCGATCGCGTACACCCGTAGCAAAGCAGAAGTTATGTTACCCTTGGTATCAAGACCCCAATGTGCACCAGTCAAATCAATCGTAACATCCGCAGTTACCGTAAAGGTTCTAAAAGTGCCAGCATTCGAAGAAGGAATCCTAACATACCCAGGATTCGTAGAACCTAAAGCAGATCCATTCGCTGCTGTAATTTTTAACTGACTAGTATCAGACCCTTGAGCAAATCCGATATTACGTAACCCAACAGATTCCCTTTCAATGGGGGCATATGAACGAACAGCAGAACTATCAAACACTTGAAGAACATCGTTAACGATAGCAATAGATCGATTAACAGTTGGGGTACTTGCTGGAATCAGCAATGCATCCGTACCAGTAAATGTTTTACTACTAAGAGTTTGAGCCCCTGAATCAGAAACAAAGTTAACGTTTCCTAAATCAGGAAGCGTCCAGATATCCCCATCAGAACGAACAATAGTATTATTGCCAGACTTAATACCTGAACTAAAAGTTGGCTGAACACTAAAGGTCCAAGCACCTGATATTGTTTCAGTTCCTGATAAATGTACAACGGATGAATTTGTCGCATATACATTTGAGTCTACACTTCCGTCAGCTTTTAAGAATTGAGAACTAGTACCGCCAGATTTTACGAATTGATTTGCGGTTATACTAGATGAAAAATTTCCATTAACCCCTGATAATAATCCAAAAACAGCAGTATCTCCATTCCCTTTTATAGAAAAAGTATCGCTTCCGCTTCCATTCTGAACAACTAAAACATTATCCGTGTCCACTGCTGAGCCTCTTTTAAAAGCAACTGCTCCTAAAGATGTTGATGTTGTTATTTGAGGTGTTAAGCTATTATTATAAGCATCTTGTAAGTCAGTTGGTGAAGACGTTCCTGCCGACCTTTCACCTATTTTGTCAGCGGGTACAAATTTATATTTCGTATCATCTAGTAGAGACGTAGTTGCCTGTTTCACTATAATCCAACCTATACGGCTAGCGAAATTCCTTGTATCTGGGTCTGAAGATACTGCTGCGGAAATTCCCCTATCAGCCGAATCCATGTCGTCATAAATAACTTGTCCGTAATCCATGTGAATAGTTCCTGTTCCTCCAAATCTATAAACAACCTTAATTGTAAATTTATTATTAGGCACTAGGGCTAAAATACCAGTTCCATCATCGTAATAATTTGGGTCTAAAGTGGTTGTATTTACCGCGTTCCATCCTCCCGTGCCGTTACGAAATTTATTCCTAAAACTTGTTGCGTTTACGGCTGGTTCTGTTGTTTTTGCTGGGAGCGGTGGTACATATACGCAGGATAATTCTGGTTTATTTTATGATAATACAGAGGACAGATTGGGGATTGGAACTACGAGTCCATCCGATAAACTACACGTTGTTGGCG